TGAACCAAGGTGTTAACATTGGAATTATATCTAAGTCTTTTCGACAGTCAAAAATGATATTTACTAAGATGGAAGAGATAGCCGCGAGTCCAAAAGCCGAGTTCCTTTCTCAATGCATTACCAGAGTATCCAAAGCTAACGACCAATGGGTTATGGAACTTGGATCTAGTAAGATAACAGCTCTACCATTAGGTGATGGAGAAAAGCTCCGTGGTTTCCGTTTTGAGAGGATGATTATTGATGAGCTTCTTCTTATGCCTGAAAAGGTATTGAATGAGGTTATTATGCCGTTCCTTTCTGTTATTAAAAACCCTACTGAAAGACAAGAGACATATGATCTCGAGACAACAATGATAGAGCAGGGTAAAATGAAAGAAGAGGACAGGACTAAATGGCCCAACAACAAAATTATTGGTTTATCTTCTGCCTCTTATAGATTCGAACATTTATATAAGATGTATTGTCAATATGAGTCATTGATTCTTAATGAAAACGAGCAAGATAAGGCTCATAGAACCATAATGCACTTTAGTTATGACTGTGCTCCACAACAACTTTATGATCAAAACCTTATTGATCAAGCAAAAGCGACAATGAGCCAATCTCAATTTGACCGAGAGTTTATGGCTGTATTTACAGATGATAGCTCTGGTTACTTCAAGGTGAGTAAGATGAAGGAGTGTACCATAGAAGATGGAGAAGGGCAATCGGTAGAGGTTGTTGGTGTACCACAGGATGAATATATATTATCCTTTGACCCATCTTGGTCTGAAAGTGACGGCTCTGACGATTTCGCTATTTTACTGATTAAATTAAACAGGGATACTAAAAAAGGCACTATAGTGCATAGTTACGCTTTGCCTGGAGCAAATCTTAAAACGCATATAACTTATATGGCGTATTTAATCAAGAACTTTAATATTGTTTTCATAGTTGGTGACTATAACGGTGGAGTTCAGTTTTTAAACTCATGCAACGAGAGTACAATCTTTAAAAAGAATAATTTAAAATTGAATTTAGTAGATTCCGACTTGGATGACCACCAAGAATACGAAAAGGGCTTAAGAGGTTTAAAAAGACAATATAACAAAGAAACAAATACTTATGTATTCCTTAGGAAGCCAACATCTAAATGGATAAGGTATGCAAACGAGTTATTGCAAGCAGCATTCGATCACAAGAGAATTTACTTTGCTGGAATGGCAATGAATGATGATTACAATAGACAAAGAAAGGCAAAGATACCAATCAAGGATTTAACATTCTTAAGAAATTACGAAAACAAGTCTGAACCTTCTAAAATGATTGATTTTGTGGAACACCAAAAAGATATGATGGATTTGATTAAAGTAGAGTGCGCTTTAGTACAAGTTTCAACCTCAACACAAGGAACCCAAAGCTTTGACTTACCATTAAACTTAAGAAAACAAAGTGGGGCAGATAAGGCAAGGAAAGACTCCTATTCCGCATTAATACTTGGCAATTGGATGATGCATGTATTCTATGATATGATGGATGATAATATCGCCACTAACCAAGAGACATTCACTCCTATGTTTTTAGATTAAATTGTACAAAGTTAAACTTTTAAAAGTTATAACTTTAACTTTATACTTTTGAGTGTATAATCTTTTATGGCAAAGAGGAAATATACAAAAAAATCAGACTACTGGGGTAAATTTAATAACAAAGAAGAATTGAAACCCAGCCAACCACAAGAAGGCTTTTCTCCAGACATGATGGGAGATCCTTTTTATACTTCTGACGCGTCTTACAATTATAGTTCTAACGCAGCCTGTTCAAGGGTTACTTCTTCTGGTAAAGGAGCTACTAGGTTTAACAGGGCTGCATACAATGTTAAGCCAGACAGATTCTCAAGCATAAGAGGAGGTCTTCTGCCATATGACTACGCTTCAGATGGGGTTAACGTAAGGGACGCTATAGAACTTTGCCAGAAAGCATACGCGAATGTTTCAGTATTCAGAAATGCTGTAGACATTATGTCGGAGTTTGCTAATACCGACTTATTCCTAGAGGGCGGAACAAAAAAAAGCAGGGACTTCTTTGCGGAGTGGTTTAAAAAAATTAACCTGAGCAACCTTAAAGATCAATACTTCAGAGAATATTATAGAAGTGGAAATATATTTTTGTATAGGCTGGATGGCAAGTTTAAGGCTGACGACTTTGCGGAACTGATTAAATCAATTGCCCCAACTAACGGAGCAAAAAACAAAGTACCTATACGTTACATATTGATGAATCCTTATGATATTGTAGCTACTAGAGCTTCAGCTTTCAATGACGGAGCTTATGAAAAAATACTCTCTGAGTATGAAATGTCAAGACTTCAGAACCCATCAACAGAGGAAGATAAGGAAATATTCGATTCTCTTCCTGAAGATGTAAAAGAAAGTGTTAAAAAGGGAAATTATAATACCGATGGTTTAAAAATCAAACTAGACCCCATGAAGGTGTCTCATTCTTTTTATAAAAAACAAGATTACGAGCCTTTCGCCATACCTTTCGGTTATCCAGTACTTGAAGATATCAATGCTAAGATGGAACTCAAGAAAATGGATCAAGCTATTACAAGAACAATAGAAAATGTAATATTGCTTATAACCATGGGGGCAGAGCCAGACAAGGGAGGAATTAACGCCCAAAATCTAAACGCAATGCAGAGTTTATTTAAAAACGAGAGTGTGGGAAGGGTATTAGTTTCAGATTATACAACAAAAGCAGAGTTCATTATTCCAGATTTAAATAAAGTACTAGGTTCTGAAAAATACAAAGTTTTAAACGAGGATATCAAACAAGGGCTTCAAAATGTTATTGTTGGTGAAGAGAAATATGGAGCTACCCAAGTAAAGGCTCAAATATTTATCGATAGACTTAAGGAAGAGAGAAATGCTTTTCTTGCAGACTTCTTGCAAAAAGAAATGAAGAGAGTTTCAAAAGAGTTGGGATTCAGGTCTTATCCGACAGCTGTTTTTAAAGATATCGATATGAGAGACGAGACTCAATTGATGAGGGTATCTACAAGACTAATGGAGCTTGGAGTTATTACGCCTCAACAGGGCATGGAGATGTTTAACACAGGAAAGTTCCCGCAGCCTGAAGATCTCTCTCCAGCTCAAAAGAAGTTTATTGAGGAAAGAGAAGAAGGTTTTTACAACCCTATTGTTGGGGGAGTCCCGATGATTGAGTCTCCAGAGTCTGAAGTTAATCAAGGTCCCAGTGGACAAGCTGGCAGACCAGAGGGGACGTCTGGAATACCACAAGAAAATTCTCAAGCACAATATTCAAGGAAAAACATTCAATCAACAATAGAGGAACTCGAAACCGCTAGAGCAAAGATTAAAAAAGTTATGAGGAAGGAATTAAAAATAAAAAGATTCACAAAAAATAACGAAAATATGCTTGATAGCCTATGCGAGGCAGTAGTTTGTTCCACAAACATTGAAAATTGGACACAAACCGCTCTTTCTTGTGTATCTAACCTGGAAGAGATTCAAAAACTTAATGTCTTGCCTGAAATTTTAGAGATATCAGCTAAGCACGAACTAGATAATTACTCAGCAGCAATTTTATATCATAGTAATGAAAAGAAAGAAGAAGAGCGAGCCTAAATATAAATATACAGCTACATTTGAAGCGGAAGTCTTCTCTTGTGATATCGGTGGAGGGTCCTTTATATCTAAGGCTTCTTTAGACAATTTAGAGTCTCTTATTCCTAGCGGCGTAAACTTCGAAGATAATATTGATCTTCTTGGAGTAGCCTTTAATGCTGCAGTCGTTAATAAATTCAATAAAAATGGTGATGGAATAGATTCTAAAACAGCTATTGAATATACAAAAAACTTTGTACATAAGCCTACAAACATAGAGCACGATAAAGATAAAATCGTAGGCCATATTGCTAGCGCAGGTTGGAGCGAATACGGAACAAGTAGAATCATGGAAGCTGAAGAGCTTGAAGGTTATACAAAACCATTTAATATTGCTCTTGGTGCTTTGGTTTATAAATCAGCTAATTCAACATTTGCAGAAGCTATAGAAAAATCAGTTGATCCTAGGGAAGGTATGTATCACAGCATATCGACAAGTTGGGAGGTTGGTTTCTCTGATTTCGTGCTGGCAGTTGGCAGTGAATATGTCGAAGAAGCAAGAATAATCTCTGATCCTGAAGAGATGGAAGAAATGGTCGGATGCCTTCGTTCCTTTGGTGGAAGCGGCAAAACAGACAAGGGTGAGACTGTAAACAGGCTCATCACAGGAAAGATTTATCCATTGGGGATTGGCTATACAACCAATCCAGCGGCAGACGTTAAAGGTATTTACATGAAGCCAGACAACGAAAACCCTATTGTAATAAAAGACAAAAGAGATAAAAATATTTCACAAAGTGAAAAAACTAATGTAAACCTTAAAAAGAATAATTCTATGGAAACCGAAAAAGTTATCGACGAACTGAAGGATCTTCTGGCCGACAAGAAGTTCTCACAGGAAGCAATCGCCTCCATGACTAGCACCTTTGCTGATGCTATCAAGGAAAAAGACGAGGAATTCCGTGCAGAACTTACCAAAGCACAAGAAGAAAAAGAGGCTGTAGCCACCGAACATGCGGAACTTAAATCTTCAGTCGAAGAATTAAAGTCTAAATTCGATGAGGCACAGACAAAAATTGCCGAATTTGAATCAGCTCAAAAAGCTGAACAGGCAGTTGCTAGTTTCAACGAGAGAATGGACGTTATGGA